GCTCGTAAGCATGGTGCGCTCCATCCTCCAAACAAGAATCACACCCGAAGATGTGAAAACGCTTGAATCCCAACATTCTAAACAAAGGTATCGCCCGCAACAAGACAGTAGATCCACCTGGAACCGGGTACCAATTGGCATATTCCGTGGCCAGGAGATCGCTTATCTCTTCAGCGCTGGTATGCCAAATGTACGTCCTGTCTTTTGGTAAGTTATCAAAGACCGATGGGTCACATTGTGACGCTATAAAGTATTTGCAGTCCGGGACAATGTTCTGAACAAACCGCGCATTAAACGGCCTGGCATCGACCATAACCATGGCAGATGGCATGACCCCAGCATCAATACAGTATTGGTAAGCATTGTTTAGCGTAATCAGCTTCACACCATTGCGGCGAAGCATCTTAATTTCGTGAATGTATTCTTTGAGAGACGGCCCGCCCCCAACAATCATTGCCTCTACCTCATTGGTAGGGTGAGGAGCGATCTGTTGAAAGCCCCGCTTGATGTTGGTGGACAGGTTGTTCCGCAGCAGCTCCAGGTCAATGTTCAGCGAACCGCACATCTCAAAGTCTTCTGCCGGTACCCAGGTCTCATGATCCTTTGGGGGGATCGGTGCGATGACTACTGAGGGCGGCTCAGAGAAGAAGGAGGCAAACATTAGGTTGACCTTATCAGGGCGGTTGTGGCCGTGTTGGCAGGCATAGTTACTGTAAAAGTACCGTTGGTTACGATCTTGTCGGAACCAAAATTGATGACAGCAATTGAACGGTTTGCTTTACTAGCGTTGTAGAGCAAAGCTCCACGGGTAGTAAACGAGGCGCCAGGCCACTGAACATTGTCGAAGTTGACGTATGCAGTATTCCCAGACGATTGCACTGTAACATTTGTTACAGTAACGCCCCCGGCTGTATACCCGGTTCCAGATACCTCTTGGTCTGTCGTGTAGACGGTTGTAGCAGCGTTTAGATCTGCGTTGGCCGTATACAGAGCCATCTTCAAAGTATCCGTCAAAAGGTCGTGGATTCCTTCGTAGAGTTCCTCTTTGAAAGAGGTTGTCTGCGTCTGAACGATCATTTAATTGGAACCCTAATCTGCCCGTTTCTGTAGGCGTCAGACCTGTTCTTGCCTTCGCTGAGCTGTTTGAGCACATCCATGGCTTCACCGTAGCGGGCCGTATAGTTGGCTATTGTATCTGGATCGCTCTTCATGAACGCCGCAGCCTCCAGCAAAGCCCCGTATAGAAGGACAGAGTCAAAGTTATCCCCTAGCCAGGACGTTCCAGCCGTCACAATCGACTCTGGATAATAGAAGTAGTGCAGCTCCATTGTGTAGTTGGCATCCGGCGTAGGCCCGAGAATGAACGTATTCTCATCCCATAACCCGTAGTACAGAGGCTTGCCTGATGTCGTCGGGTACGGATACGCCTGGCGGATGAAGTTCACATCCTTGTCCAGAAGATATTCGTACTCTCCGGTGACCGGATCAATTACGGCCAGGGAGAAAGTGGACAACCAATCAACGGGGGCGGACAGATACTGGTTTCCAGAAGTCACTGTGCCGGTCGAGTTCTTCCGCAGGGCAAGAATCTGGATGGAATTGTAGATCCGCTGCTCAGCCTCTTGGACAAACGTGGCTATCTGGGACGCAGAAGTAAAGCTCCCCACGGTCTCTGGGAAGCTGTTCTCCGCGTACCCTTGAATTGCTGCGCTAAGCTCTGCGTAATTGATTTAAGCCACCCTGATCAAAGTGTACTCTTTGCGCACTTTGCCTTTCCCTTTTGTCACGCCATCGGCCCCCGAGCCATTACACCTTTAGTAGCTGCTCCGGTCCCACGGATCTTGATCCCGTCGGTCTTTACATAGTCGCGGCCAGGATCACCAAAGCTAACACGCCCAGCCGGGGTGTTGCAGGTAAAGTCTTTGGCAGCAAGAGTATTGGGATCGGGAGGGCGGCTGACAGCCTTCATAGCCTCTTTGGGGCCAATGTCTTTGCCGGTCATCGTATGGGGAGGAGCATAAAGAGCGCCGTCTCCGACCTCTTTGCCCATCACCTTTTTACTGTATTTAGCCATGATTAGATCCCCGTAGCACGTACTTTACGAACCGGCGAACGCTGATTCATCACCTTAGCCATTCCACGGCCATACTTCTTCATGTCCATAGAGGTGGGGCCACCAGCCTTCATTTTCTTGGCCTTGTGCATGGTAGCCTCATGGCCCTTAACGGCCTTCATGGCTTCCCGCTTTGCAACGCCGCGCATACTTTTCATCATTTTAAACTCCTAGGATATTGAGATTGATACAGTTCCTACGGCTGTTGTAGCCACTAAATCGTTTGGCGTCAACCCCGCATCTTCAGCGCTGGCCCCGCCTATTGGGTACCATCCCCATTGGAACACTCTACTGCCTTCTGCCGGAAAACCAAAGCCCAGTGGGGCCGTGCTATTGGTCGTAAGCTCCTGCAATCCTGTTGTCCCTGACTGCCTATAACTGACGTCTGGGCGCGGCTCTCTAACGGCTTGTGGATCGTTGACCGGGAACATGCCAAGCTGGAGCTGGGGCTGATCAGGATCCCAACAGGCCCTACACACTTTAATCTTAAATGGCCTGGTCTTAACCGTCTGGATACGCAACTCTTTGAGCATGAACCGCTGGTCGCAGCGATCACACTCCGCGATTGCAAACTTACCAGAGGCGAACCTGTTAGACATGGCTTACCCGTAATAGAACATGTTCCTGGGGACGATACGCAATGGTGCTGTATCTCTGTCCTCAGCCGATGCCAAAGTCCACTGCTCTTCGTAGTCCATCTTCAACATCTGAATCCTGGTGGGGTCTATGCCTGGCAGCTTCATGCCTAAGTAGTAAGACAAGCCGGCCACCATGCACGGGATAAGACGGAAAGGTATGTCCTGTACCGTCGTTCCATTACCTGCATCCTGCATCCTACGAAGTCTCCAGTAGACAAACGTGTACTGGTCTCCCGGAGGGTTTGGCGTCGGCCATATATTCACGCACGGAATGTTTTGGACCGTAATAGCAGGGGTACCGATAACGTTGTGACCTACTGCCGTGGTGCCGTTCTGTCCACGGGCGCAATTAATTAGCGAGTTACCGGATATGTTCGGGTAGCTGATCGTCTCGTTATTGATCTTAATGAATCCTGCCGCAGCCAGGCCCGTAGTCGTAGACAGGGGTATGGTCGTATCCGTGGCCGTAATATCCTGGGCCAGCAATATCGTCGTAGGATTGTCGTTCCCAGACTGCCGATTGAACCAATACTGGATCGGCCTGCCCTGGGTTAGCTTATTAGGTATCGAGGAGTACGTTGGTTCCGCAATGTTGCTGATGTTGATGTCGATCTGGTTCAGTGTTCCAGGATTCTGCCGGATGACCGTATCGAGGATCTGAATGGTATCTACGGGGATTGGATAGATTGCCTGGCCTGTAACCAGCGGGAACGATCCCTGCTCCATCGTCCACAGATTGATACCCCTGTTAGCCCACTCAATGGTCAACAGGTTCAAAGACCGTCTTGCCGTCCGTAAGTCATACCCTGAACGCAGCTCGCCACCGACGCGCTCAAACGCCTCTTCAATCAGGTTGGAAAGGTCTAGGTTAAATGCTACGGTGCCGGACGTTGGCATATTACTTTCCTAGCTTTTTCAATGTCTGGGCTAAACGTGCTCGTTGACCCATTTTCCCAGGTTTTTTGGCAGCGGCAGCGAGCTTCCCAGCAGGGATCTTCTCACCTTTTTTGACGCCAAGAGATGAACGAAGGGAGCCAGGCTTCTTGATGGCATCTTTGATCCAACCACCAGACTTGGCTATGACCGTTTTGCCCTTGGCCTTCTTGATCTGGTCAATCGGGTCTTTGCTCATCTGGTCTTCTTTGGCAGGACTAGGAGTAACCGTTTTCATCTGAACCTCGCTGTCTTTGCTGCAATTGACTTTGGTTGTTTAACGAATTGCTTTCCACCAGCTTTACCAGCTCTTTTCGCTCTAGTCGTCGCTGCATACTCAGC